GTTTATTAATTTATACTTTATTTATAAATTTATATTAAATTTTTATTTTATACTGCGCAATCTATTTCTTCCAATCTATTTTCTTAATTGAGAAAGGATATTTTGCATCTGTATAAAACTGCTTTCTGGTGGTTAAATGTCTTTTTGAAAACTTACAAGTAGACGATATGTCATATATCTCCACTGATTCTTTATCTAAACCTTTCCTAAGGCCTCGGCCAATACTTTGTATTACGCGAGTAAAACTTTTCCCAGGCTCTAAAAGAACGAGGTTGTTAATGCGAATGATATTCAATCCCACAGCGGCTACGCCATATGTCGCACAAATTATCTTATTATCACTTGTCTTAACTTCATCATATTCTGCTTTTCTATCTTTAGTTTTGACAGAACCAGAAACAAAAACAGCATCAGGTAATTCTTTAACAATAGCTTTTCCGGAATCAATTCTATTGACAAGCACTAATGTATTTCCAGTTTTGGATATTTCTAAAATCATATTACTGATATATCGCATTCTAATTTCATCAGTAACTAGATAATTTAATTCATCCGCGTATGTTCTAAAGGATGGTAAATCCATTAATTGCATAATATTTACATGGCAACTTGATAATACCCCGGCATCTTGCAAATCACTTGCTGCCAAGGTTGAAATAACTGGACCAATACTTGCATAAATGCTTTCAAATTCAAATGCTTCTTTGGGAACAGTGCCGGTCAATCCCCATCGTATGGGGGCATTCTTTAAATTCTGCGTCAATAATGTTTTTAAGACTTCGGCTTTTGCCATGTGGCAATTTGCCACTACCATGCCTTCCACTATATAATTATGGTCATTTTCAATATGAAGATTATAGACCTGCTCTGGTTTTTCTATTTTCTTACATTTTTCTAACATAATGACTCCATTCCTGGACACCATTATATCTTCATCAGTCAAAGAATCTGTTCTAGCCCACCCATCGGTGGTTAAAAACTTATGATTACCAGTTACTTTAATGATTTTTCCATTATCAAAAACCAATTCATACATGGTTTCATTGGATGCTTTTGTTAAATTAATGTGTTGTTTAACAACGGTGTCGGTTTTAAATGTTTTAGTATCTTCAGAGTAATTTATAACTAAATCACCTTCTTTTATATCCTTGATGGCAACATAACCGCTTGGTGTTAATACTAAACTATCGCCAGAAAAGCACTCATCAACGATAACTGTTTTAACATCGGCTAAAAATTCAGTAAGAGTAATAATATCTTGTTCATTATTTTTACTTTTCTTATCCAAAATATTAAGGCTTTGCCATGTGCAAATGGTGTGTTTATTTGATAGTTTTTTTCTATCACCATAATAAACACCAACATCCAAGCCACAATTTATAAAATCTTCTTCGGTTTGTTCCACTAATGATTTATTTGGAACAATAGTTATTGTCCTGCCAAACTTTTCACACAATTGAGATAGAGTAGCGGTGATAATAGTTTTTCCACACCCAGTTGCCGCTGATGCAAGACATTGGGTATTTTCTGTTAAATGTTTTATTATATTAACTTGATAATCGCGCAACATAATAGGTTGCCCTTCCAAAGAATGACCAACTGGCCACACTTTACCCTGGTCTGCCCAATATGTTTCAGTAATATTATCAAATGTTAAATCAATGGGGGTTCTTTGGTCTATGATGTCATCAATAGACACTTTCATACTTGCAAGAATTTCAAGTATACGCTCAAGTTGGCTAATATAGCCATTACCACCAACACTAAACAAATTAACCATCCCATCCCATCTTCCTAATTTAAAAGCTGGACGATATTGGGCTGATTTGTCAAAATATTTGAAAGTATTTGATAACTTTCTTCTTACCTCAACTGGTAAGCCGGTTATTTGAATGTTGACTTCATCTTTTATAATTAGTTGTATTGACATACTTGTTTCCTACTGTTAAAGTTTTTTAAGTATAACTGACCGTGACAAGCATGTCAATATCGTTTAAGTATTATTTGCTATTCAGCGCTGTCTAACTTTGCAGACATTATCAACCTTGTTTACATATCGGATAGACCATTTGTGTTTTGGTAAAATCAAGGTATCAGCGTATGAAATATCACCGGTTACTGGGCACGCATTTCTGTAATGCGGTTCAAGCGGGATATAAGAAACGGAATGTAAATATACCGCCGTATCACCAAACCCAGTAATTAACGCATCTATATCACCCGCCGCTCGGTTTGTGGTTACAAATTCCTCGCCATCCAATTCTATATTGTCAAAAAGGGCATACCCGGCACATTTTAATTTATGCGCAACATATTCGCTAGCGTGTAAATCAATATCGGTTATTTTATTTTTCTTTCTCCGCAAAGAAATAAGCCACTCATCAATATTTGATGTAATATTCGTTTTATTTTTCGGTAGTGTAGTGGAGGCAACCTCAGCATACCGGATATTCCAATATCCCCGGTCGGCGCTAATAGTTGGCGCTATGTCTTCACTTTCTACCACACCATCAACACCGGTGTGGTAATTACCATAAATTGGTGAATTGGCATAGTAGCGAACGTCATACAAATAGATTTCTCTACCAGCCAATGATTCTTTAAATTCAATAATATCATCAACTTTATATGATTTTGCTTCTAACATTTTTCCATTTAGCATTGCAACAGGGCTATCTAAAAACCCCGCCACTGCATCCGATAAATATTTCATTGCACGTTGGTCATACAAATCATGACCAAATATGGATGGTTTTTCAAACGGAACAGCAGCTAATTCAATTATTCCATATGTTTCTGTACTTTCAATAGTTTCTAACATTGTTTTTCCTATAGTTCAACATGCCAAACTCGTTGGCGTTCTTGTCGTATTTTATCAATTGGCAACATAACCGAATGGTTGATTACTTTTTTGATTCCGGGTAATTTAGACCACAGCCACACAGCTCGGCATAGTCCAGTTTTAATCTTGATATCGTCAGGGCACATATAATGTTCTAGTTTGGCAAATGGTGATTCTATTCGAATGAACCAACCTTCACCTCTTCTGGTCAATTCTTTGCCAAAACTAAAAAACACATTGGCCTTATATTCATCACCAATATGGTGATTATATATTTTTAAAAGTTTCACATCAAACCTCGCATGGTATGAACGTGCGCCCTATCTTTTTCTTTCTCAATTTCTGGCAAATCAGAATATGGGACATGTTGTGCGGCATTGTTGTCATCTTTTGAATTCCGTTTCATCCATTCATCATGGATATGTTCAGCGGCTTTTTCAATATCATCTGGGTGTTTCTTAATGGCATTCAAAGCAGCATGTCCGGCAGCAATATTTTCTCTATTCCAATCAGGATGTAATTTGTGAAATGGGACATTAATATTTCCTTCAGTGCCATCATCATTTTTCTTAATTCGTTCAACGGTCCCAGTTGGGTCAATTTTTTTACGCCACTCTTCATGCGCTTTTGCGGCAAATTTAGTCACTGGGTCGGTGGGTGACTCCATTGTCCCTTCCAATAATTCACGTATTTTCATTTTTTAAACCTTGGCATATCAGCCGTTGAGCCAGCATATTGAAACGAATCCAACAATGGCAATAAAGTATGTAATTCATCCGGTGGATGGCGGTCAATTAATGTATAGTCACCATCCAGAAGCATATAGTACAATTCTTTTTCTTTGTCGTCAATTTGTTTTTTAAAAATATGTTGTAAATCTTCTATAGTCATATTGTTGCGTCATCCAATCCAGCACATCGCAATTTGTTAATATTACTTAAAGAATATGATTTTTGAGCCAAACCTTTAGTAATCCCAAGCCACTTATTTCTAAGTAACGCAAATTCATTGATTATTTTTTCAAATTCAACAACTTCTAGTTCACCATCGGCATATTTCTCACAATCCCGACTGGACAATTGTTTAGCATAACCTTCCAAATATTTTCTAAAGAACTTATTTTTCAATTGTTTATGCTCAATATTCAAATATTCCAGTATGGCTTCTATTTCCTGTAATTGGCGGAATCGCAATTCAACGATTCCTGGCATTTCCGCCTCAGCTTTTTGGATATTACCCCTAAGGGCAACATCCAGTATAGCTTTATCCAATTCCATTTCAAAATGAGAAATACTATCAGGTAATTTAGTTATATCCCTTGAGACAATGGAATACCAGTTCATCAAAAATTAAGGTCGTCAATATAATCATCTTCAATTTCATCCTCATCTATATCCAAATAACAGGCAATGGCATGGTCAAGGAAGGCATCATTTCCAGTAGCAAGTTGCAAAATTTTATCATTAACGCCATAATCGGCTAATAATTCAACATAACGTTCTGCTGCTAATTCAATTTGTTTATGGTCAATATAATCAGAAAATAATAACCAAATGTCACCAATTTTTGTTTCGTTAAGCATAATAATCCTTATTGTTTAATTTTCAGTAAAACCCATGTTAAGCAAACCAGCACTAACTTGATTTTTTAATTCAGTTCTAGTTATTTTTCTTTGCTCAGATATTTCTGTAAATTCAACCACTCTAGCTAAAACCGATGTTGAATCATTTGCTGCTTCAATTTTAATAACTTTAGAATGCTCATTGTTTAGTGTAATTTTAAAATTTGGGTCATCATATTGAACCCGAATCATATCATTGCCTACTTTCTTTTCAAATATCATAATTGTTTCCCTTTTAGACGATATCGCAGCCTTGTGGCTTGCCCTTGGTTACTTCTAATTTGATTTCTTGCGCTACCACTACTTCTGATAATTTCTGTTTAATTTCCATCCATTGCGCAACTGTTGGACATTCTGTAAACTCGGCAGTCAACCAATAAGTGAATTCAGTTGGTGTCATTATTTTTCCTTACTTTTATTAACGAGTGGTAATGAAGACATTCTTAAAAGAAACACACCATTATAATGAGTTTCTTTTATTTTAAAAACAGTTAGTCTTCCAATTCACCGTCAGCAGTTTCGATAACTGCATCAGCCGAATCTATTAGCTTTTCTTTTTCTTTAAACTCTGTCATGATTAAATCATATATGCCATTTTCATTTCTAAGATATTCTTTAGACCAATACTTATGAATTTCACCATTCAAATCAATATAAACATATTTCATACCCTCTTTTTTGATAATTCCTTTTTTCTCAAAAAGATCAAAAAGTCCCGTATACACAGACATCCCATTTGTCCAAGGTATTTGTAATTCAATATCTTCAAATGGTTTAGAATACCTAGATTTCATTACCTTACACCCAGCTCTTATGCCATTTACGGTGTTTGTTTTATTCCCATCTTCATCTACCTTTAGTTTTAATTGCTTCATGGCAATTACAGCACTAGCTGCGTATACTGCCGCACTACCGCCGCTTATTTTTGGGTCTGGATTATATGGGTCTTGTGATTCATATGAATGGTTGGTTGCTACCAATCCAATGTTTAAATCACCAAACATATTTAAACAAGAGCGAACCAATGCCATTAATTCTTTTGGTTTTGAGCCAAAATCACCTTTAAGATTAGTTTCTTGGGCTTTTTGGATGTTTGATTGCATCATACCTAATGAGTCTATGACAAATAATACTTCAGGTCTGTCACATTCATCAAGTTCTTTATAAAACGACACGAAATCATGGATTATTTTTGCAGCATCACAAATCAATGATACATTAAATTTCTCCATTTTTTCTATAGAAGTATCTACGCCCAACTTTTGTAACCATACCTCATCCAATGCATTCTCAGTGTCCAATAATACAACATATATTCCTTGTTCTTGTGCATTTCTAACAATATTACCAGACGCGATGAAACTTTTTCCACTACCGGACATTCCAGAGAACATTGTTACCTTACCCAATGCTACTCCTTTATAGAAATCTTCTGTAAGTAGATAGTTTAATGCGTATGAACCCGTGGATATCCACACAGATGGGTCTTTAAAACCAGCACTAATCCCAGAAATACTTTTAGTAATTCCTTTACGAAATTTACTCATATCAAACGTTTTTGCCATGCTATTTTCCCTTATATCTGAAAAAAGAAAAGGGTGAAGAGCAATCTTCACCCTTTGTGATTAATATTACGCGGCTGCCACGTTTCTGCTACGAATCATTGCCAAAATATCTGAGGCTCTGTTATCGGGCGCAGAAGCAGGTGCTTCCACCACTGGAGCTGTTGATGCTGCAACAACAGATTCCACTATTTCTTCCATTTCTGGAGCTGTAAATGGAACTGCATCTTTTTCCACGTTAGAAACAATAGATTTTGCTAAATCACTTGTTGCTTGTGTAAAACCAGCTGGTTTGTAATATTGTCCCCATTTTTCAGGGTCATACGCATCACCATTAACGGATGCTTCAAACATTTCTTTGATAATATTTAACTCAACAGCTGATGGTTTCTTTGGTAGAAAATCAGATAGGTTGTTAAGTTTATAAGTATCAATAGCAATGGCTTCACTTTCCGACAAAGGCCTTGAACGGCGGCTCCAATTAGACGTTGAATAATCCGCAAAAGCGCCTTTATTACCTTTTTTCAGTCTGAAATCAATACCACTAACATAATCAGTTGGTAAGTCTTCCAATTCTGGGTCGATTAATGCCGCTTTAATCAAGGCAAAGATTTGTGGGCCAATGATAAATCTACGAATAGGGTTTTCAGGTTTATCAGTTTCGCCAAGTCCATCTTCAGTAATTAAACCTTGGAAAATAAAACTACGTTTTTTCCAATATTGTCTTGCGGTTTCTTCTAATGATGGCTCTTTAAACCAGCCTCTAACTTCTGATAATACTGGACAAACTGAACCATCGTTATACATTTCCACGCATGGAACTTGAACAATAATAGGTTTGCTTGTATCATCACCAACAATGCCAGAAAATGGTAATCTAATCATTGCCCTTTCAACCCAGAAAAATGTATTATTGGTATCACCATCAGGCAGAAATCTGATACCAGATTCTTTACCATCAAGCATATTCCAAAATGGGTAAATTGAGTTGTCGGCGTTAGTGCGGTTGGTGTTGTCAGAACCACGTTGTTCTGCTGCTTTTAATTTATCTCTGATTGCCTGTAATGTAGTAGCCATGTTTTAAGTCCTTTTAATTAATGTCAGGTTAGTTAAATGCCTCACATTGAAAGGTAAATCCTATCACCATTCAATGCTGCAAGTATGTTGTTTAAGATGATGTCTTTCCATCAGTCATTTTACATTTTTAAGTATACGGTATGTTGTTTTGTTTGTCAACTAAATGTTTTTTTAATTAACAGCAATCCCAACATCCAAAATAGTATATAGGATGTTGGGGGATAAATCAAATTTTAATGTCTTGCTAAAGAAATAATTCTATTTAATTCTGGTATATTTGAAAATGATACATGTTCTTTAACTTGCGTTGGGTTGGCAGAACTGAATTTAGCATACGCAGCTTGGGTTTTTGGGCCCATAATTCCATCATCAGACCCTGGTGGTAGAAATCCACCAGCAATTAAACCTTGCTGAGCTGCTTTTATGATAGGATCAGATACCCTTGCTGTTTTTGTCGCCGTGTTCTTAAAAGCGGCAACAGGTGCTTTGCTTGGTATAGTGCTAAATTTTTCTGGTGAAATATTAGCAGAGATTTCTTTTGGTGCTGCGGTTGTTCCAGTTGGGATATCTTGTATGGCATTCAATCCTACACCAGAATCACCTGGTTTAGCGGTAGCATCTTTTCCTGGGCGAACACCAGCCGGAAGTTCATTGTCTGGCATTATATCTGGGCGTTCTGGAGTTCCTTGTGGAATTGCGCTCGCAATTGGGTCTTCTGGTTTTTTAGGTGGTTTGTTTCCGGTCCATTTATTAAAAACATCTTTGGCTGCTTGGTCGCGTGCTTGTAATTCATCCCAATAACTTTCATCTATTTTATTGTTTTCGGAAAGAATATCAAGGTATTCTCGTAATTGTTGTATTGAATTTTCAAATTTTATTGTCATAATTAGTGCCTTGCTAGTGAAATAATTCTAGTTAATTCAGGTATGTTATCAAATGAAACATGTTCATTGGTGGTTGGTTTTTCACCAGCTTTATCCCACAGAGATTGCGGTGCTGTTGGCTTAGTCATTTGAGCATCATATGCCCTAGCCAATGCTGGATTAATACCACCAGGTGCATTTGCAGCCACCGTAGCATTACTTACATCTCTTCTTGTTTGCGCTGCTTGTTTGGTTGCTGCGTCATACGTAGCATCAGCTTGTGCTTTATTTTTTTGATAATCAGCCTCAATCGATGCATAATCAGTAGCTGAAACAGAAGGTGTGGAACTTTTTGGTTTAGCTGGCGTGTTTGTTTTAGCAACAGTAGGTGCTTTTGTTCCAGCCATCTTAAATCCAGCAGGTGGTTGGATTCCTTGTTTTGCCAATACTTGCATGGTTTGTGCACCAATTAGTCCATCAACTTTAAGAGGTTTGCCATCCAAGCCAACATTGGCTTTTTGAAAAGCCATAATGGCATTTTTGTCATTCCAATTAAATTGTTTAGCGGTGTCTTGTTTAAATCCAGCTACTTGGGGTTGTGTGGTAGCAGAATATGGGACGTATGCTGTACCACCTTTTTCAGTTTTTGATTTATCTGGTGCTGCGGTTGTTTGCGTAGGAGTCGTCCCCATCGTTGATGTGAGATTATTCCACCACCCCTTTATACCACTTTTTTCAGCAGCTTGAGCACGCGCGGCTTTATCTGCCTCGGCTTTGCGCAACAAATCTGCACTAGCGGTATCACCTGGTGCATAACTTGCCGCCGCCGTCTCTTCAGCAATTGCAATCTTTTCCCACAATGACCTTACATTTTCATATAATTGTTTTTCTGTAATTTTCATAACAAACCTGCATTCCTTTTAATCTGGTCTAAAGCACCTTCCATCATTGGAGATGCCATTGTTTTTATATTGTCCAATAAATTATCACTTCTACTGTCCGTTTTAATGATAGTAATTTCTGGTCGTCCACCCAACCCGGCTAATTTTAAAATAGCAGCTTGTTGGGCATCATCTTCATTTGAACCGGGGTCTTTTTTGTCAATCAATCGATATACTTTTTCAATATCATCGTCAGAAGCATTTGGGCATTCCCCATTGTCGATTGCTTTTTCAATTTTA